CGCCCCCATGGCTGTGCCGTTTGCCGCAATCGCCGCCATGGTTGCAAGCCCCTCCAGTGCCGCCGCGTCCATCCCGTAAACCAGAAGCATCCATTTCCCTGTGTGCTCTGCGGAAAATGTCGTCAGCATTTCCTCCAGTGCCTCTGCGTGTATGTCCCTGTCATTTGCCGCAGCACTGCTCATGCAGAGCTTCTTCCAGATTCCCTTGTCCTGAAAGGTGTAGCTTTCCTCCCCGAAAAGCTTGTACTGCGCCAGCCAGTGTGCCGGCAGAATCTCCTGCTCCAGCGTGTCCTGCCGCGCAATAAAAATCGGTTCGTTCATGCCTTCTCCTCCTTCCTGTAATATAAGCCGCCGCCCGAAACCCCAAGCCGGTATTTCTCCCCGGTCACATCATCCACAAGCGCGCCTGCCTTCGTAGCCGCCGCCAACGCTACCGCAAATTCGCTTTCCGTCCCGGCGTATCCGCCTTCCTTCGCCGTTTCGTATGCGCTTTTGCCGTCTGCGCCGTTCTGCCCCTTCTCGCCGGTGTCGCCCTTTTGTCCTCGCTCGCCTTTGAGTGCCGCAAGCTGCTCCGCCGTAAAGTCGGAATATGTAAAGGCATCCCCCTTCGCCCCGTCAAAGTAGTCTATATTCTTCCGCGGCGTGTAGCCATCCTGCCCTCTTTCTCCCTTGAGTGCCGCCAGCTGTGCCTCTGTGAAGTCGTCATAGGTGAATGGATCTCCTTTTTCCCCTTTTGCTCCGTCAAAGTAATCTACGTTCTTCTGCGGCGTGTAGCCATCCTGCCCTCTTTCTCCCTTGAGTGCCGCCAGCTGCTCCTTTGTAAAGTCCGCATAGGTAAATGGATCTCCTTTTTCCCCTTTTGCCCCCTGCAAAGGCCCGTGGTTGTTCCAGCTCTGCGCCTTCCCGTCGTAGATGTAAATATCATAAGGCTGTGCCGCGCCCACGCCGTATGCGTCTCCGGCATCGGGGCTTGCTATTGCCTTCCGCAGCTCTGCCTCTGTCGCAAAGTTCCCCAGAATCGTCAAGCCCTTGCCCGTTTCGCCCTTCTCCCCTTTCAACGCCGCCAGCTGTGCCGGCGTAAAGTCCTCGTAGGTAAAGGCATCCCCCTTTGCCCCATCGAAGTAGTCTATGCCCTTTTTCGGCGTGTAGCCATCCTGCCCGGTATCTCCTTTTTCCCCTTTCAGCTTTGCCAACTGTTCAGGTGTGAAGTCCTTGTAGGTAAACGCATCCCCCTTTGCTCCCCTCAGCTTCTCCAGCTGCTCCGGTGTAAAGTCCTCGTAGGTAAATGGGTCGCCCTTCGCCCCGTCGAAGTAGTCTATGCCTTTTTGGGGTGTGTAGCCATCCTGCCCGGTATCTCCTTTTTCCCCTTTCAGCTTTGCTAGCTGCTCCTCGGTAAAGTCGCTGTAGGTAAAAGCGTCGCCTTTTGCTCCCTTTAGTGCCGCCAGCTGTTCTTCTGTGAAGTCCGCATAGGTGAAGGGGTCGCCTTTGTCGCCCTTGGCGTTTCTGGCAATCTCCGCCGCCTCCTGCGCCTCCTGTATTGCCGCCGCTGTGTCTGTCTGCCGCTGCTTTTCCGCACCTTCTCTTGCCGCTTCTGCGTTCTCTCTTGCCGCTTCGCTTTCCAGCACCTTGGAAACAGAAGCCTCCATCTGCTTTAGCTCGCTTAGCTCGCCCTTCCAGTCTCCGTCTGTGTCAATCGCACCTTCCACAAAGACAGGTGCTTTCGCCGTTGTCCAGTTCAGCACGCCGTCCGCGTCATTCCCTCGCACGGCAATGAAAACCGTCCCGTTCTCTCTGAAAATCCCTGCATCCACCTCAAGAAATAATGCAATACTTTCCTCCTGCACCGTCTTGATTAAAAGCAGGGTGTCCTTCTTCCCGCTCTTGTATTCCACATCCAGCCGAAATGTCAGCGGCGAAAGGTCAATTCTGTCCGCCTCGTATCGTTTCATCATGAAGGTGCGGCTCACTGTCCGCGTGTCCCCTGCAATGAAGGTCTGTTCCTCATTCGGAAAAAGCATTTCCTTCCCGATAATCGAAATCACTTTCTTCTCCCTCCTTCCAAAAATGGTAGGGACATTCCTGCCCCTACCATCCTCTTTTTACAGAAAACGCCCCTTGCCGTCCTCCGCCTTCTTCTGCATTTCCTCCATCATTCTGTAGGTTGCTGCCTTCTGGTTTTCGCTGTTTCTCAGCACCTCTGCCACAAATTTCGGCACCTCAACCTCTTTCCCACGCTGAACCCATTCACGCTTACAAAAACATCGTCGTCGCCGTTTCCGGTAATTGGCAGGCGGATTGTCTCCTTTTCCGCCTTTGCCGCTTCCATTGCCTCCTGCATCCGCTTTTCCATCTGCACCTGCTTCTGTCCGGCTGTCAGCTCCGCCTCTTTTTCTTCGGTCTTGCCTTCTTCTTTTCTTTCCGCCGCCAGCAGCTCCGCATCAATCCTTGCCGCCTCCGCCGCGTCTCTTTCGGCTTTCAGCCTTGCATTTTCCTCCAGCAGCTTCTGCATTTCCTCCTGTGTAGACATTGTGCTTTCCGCTGTCTGTTCCGCTGTGGTTTCTTTTTTTGTAGCCATAGGGTTGTCCTCCTTCTCTTAGTTCGCCGCCGCTGCGCTGAAGCTGGAACTGCTTTCGATTCTAACCATGAATTCGTCAGAAAGAATTTCCGCCGTCTTGATTGCCTTCCAGCCTGCGGATGCTCTCTGGTTCAAGGGGTCTGCCGTGCCGCCGCTGCCAAGCTGCTTTACAATCGTCTGCAAGCCGCCGCCTTCTACCTCTGTCACGCCGTAAGCATTTTTCCCGATTACCAGTGTGGAGAATACGGAAACGTCACCGCCTGCGGTATTCTTGTCCCAGATTTTTGCCTCGGTCGATTCCACAAAGCGCACATTGCCGATGCGCCCCAGCTCGCCTTCGTACATTGCCTCTGCATTGGTGTATTTGTTCCATTCCTCCCATTTTTCATCCTGCATCAGGTCATAAGCAACATAAGGATGCACAATAGCCACATAGCTCTTGTCAAAAGGCACTGTGTTTGCGCCCTTCAAAATTGCCGCCGCCTTCATAATCAGCTGCAGGCTCATCAGGCTGTTTGCCTTGATGCCTGCCCTTGTGGTTACAGGTGTTGCCCCCGCAGGCGCATACAGTACGTTTGTCCCGCCGTTGATAACCTCTCTCGTGATGGTGTCCAGTGTTCTGCCGCTCTGGTCGCCCAAAAGCACAATGGCCTCTGTCAAGTTGTTGTCAATCGCTGTCAGCAACAAAACGTCGGAAAGCGAAATCCAGTCGCCGTATTGCTTCACGGTTGCGGTCACGGTTGTCACGCTCATTTTGTTGGGGTCGGGTGTCACGCCCTCAGTCAGTGCAGTTAATGCCTTTGGCAATGTCTTGTATCGTCTGAATTCAACCTGCTTACCGCTGCCCTTGGGGATTGGTCGCTTCTGTCCGAATTGGTCGTGTACCAGATTCGGCTTTGCGTTGTCCAGAAGCACGCCGTCATAGAAAATTTTCATTTCCGCCGACAGCGTCTCTGTCGTTGTTGTCATTACGTCAAACAGGCGCAGATTCATTCTCTGTTTTCTCATTTCTTCTGTCCTCCTTCTTTCAGAACCAATCAGGAGAATGTGATTCTCTCGTCAGGGTTTCTTTTCGCCCTCTCAATCAGTTCATTTCTCTGCTGTTTTGTTAATTTTGTTACGTCAATCGGTTTCTCTCTTGCCCCGCTGCTGCCGCTCGCGCCGTTCTCCGCCGGTCTTGCGCCGCGTGCGCGGATGCTGTCCAGAACCTTTCTCTCTGTTGTTGCTGCCGTGTGCTGCAGCGCACCGCCCATCAGGTCGTCAAAGTGAACCGCCTGATAAGCCGTCCCCACACTGATACCATGATCCAGCATTCGTACAAATTCGGGATTGTCAAATTCCGCCGCAAGGTCAAGTGCGGGGAATTTTTCTTTCAGCTGCTCCGCCTCCTGCGTCCATGCGGCAAATTTCTGCTCAAATTCCTGCCGCTGTCTGTCCTGTGCAATCTGCTCCTGAAATGCTTTGTTCTCCCGTTCCATTTTTTTGAACTGCGCCAGCTGCTCCACGGTCATGCCCTTTTCCAGAGCCTCCGCCTCAAGGTACTGCCTGTCGCCCTCCAGTGCCGCCTTCAGTGCCGTAAAATCCTTGCCGTCAAGGTTGTATCTTTCGCCCACCATTGCCAGCAGTCCCTCTGCATCCTTCAGCTTGCTTTCCGTCTGCTTGCTGTTTTTTAGTCTCGCCTGCACAATCTTCTGCACCCTTGTGTCAAAGGCATCCTTGTAGTCGCCCTTTACCATCGTGTCAAATTCTGCGTTGAAGTCCCTGCTTTCGCCGCCAGCTGCGCCTGCTTCTGCTCCGGTCGTGGTCGCGCCTGCCGCTGCAGTGCCCGCCGCTCCTCCCTCGCCGTCAAAAAGCCGCAAATTCATTTCGTAATGCTTCATGGTTTTTCCTCCTCTACTGTCTTTCCAGTGTGTCTTTTTTTCTACCGTCTTTCCGATGTGTCATCCTTTCGGAAGGTTTTTCTCGCTTATGCTCGAAAACCGCTAACACCGTCTCTCCGTGGTGTCTTTCTGCCGTCTCTCCGGCGTGCCTATTGCCATTGTAATATAAAAAACAATTTACTGCCCCCTCCCGCAGTCGTGCATC